GCATCCAAGTGCCTCTTGCGTATAATCCACCAGCATTCGAGATACTTATGGGCTTCAGTGAGCCTCTACGGTGGGTATTTAATTGTCGCCCACTGGTACGTGGACATATCCGCCTTGACCGTCAGCCTTTAGCTTAACCTTCGATGTATCAGGAGCGAAAGTGCTAACAGCCTGGCATCTGCGGCATTTTATCTCAACTAAACTACTTCCATCTAATCTAAGGCGCGCTAGTAAACTCCGGCACTCCGGCCTGCGGCAACGCGCTTCCTGTAAACCTACAGCCGACGCATCTGGCATCGAGTCGTAAGTTGCCAGGACTTTCCATCGTCCACCGATTGTACCTCATAGGTGCCACTGACGTGAACTACCCTATCTGTTTCTTCGATAGACTGATCGGAAGCCACGGTTAACATAAAGTCGGGTTGTGAATTCATTCGGCCAGCAGTAAGCGATTCAGCACTTCCTGTCGCCGTAAGTCTCGCTGAGATATTCTGGTAGACATTCGACCATTCAGTTGTAAAGCCGCCCTGTCCGTCCGCAGTTTGCGCCATCCGCTGGATATTAACCGTATCCGGCATAGCCAATGTAGCCTCTGATCGCATATAGGTTAAATCATTCAGTTGCAGTAATTTATTAACCATCGGAATACCGTCCGTACTGGCCTGTGCCGGAGTCGAGGATGTTTAATCCTGTGACTTCATCAGAATCAGTGTATACGCTATAGCCATCCTTGCGGCGGGGCATAACTGTAGTCGTACCTTGCGCTTTACGGCGTAAGCGTTTGGCTTGATTCATATACATCTGCGTGATGTTGCCCTTTTGAAAACTCGCGCCGTCTGCCGAGAAGGAGAAATCTCTTGCGAAGCGAACTGCTAGCGTTTCGCAAGCACGCGCCGATGCATTAAGGACGCTGTCTCCTTCTTGCGATAGGAAATCATCTAATTCCGTGTCTTCAAAGAGAGCGCGATCGGAGTCGGTATCACCAATCTCTAACCGCACCCGATCCCTATCTGCCGTACTGCCTGCTGTATAAGTGAACGCCATCAGACCCTCACAAATATTGTCATGGTTAGGGCGTCCGTCAGCGCATCCGATCCAGCCAGTTCAGTGAGCAGATTGCCATGAATAATAGCTGGGATATAAGCCCCAGTGATCGCGCTACCTGTATTGTCGTCTAGCTGGTGCGTGGGGTAATACCAGGCATCAGTAGCAGAGTTAGTGATCGTTAACAAAGTTACAGACACTGGCCCTCCCGGTGAGGAGAGGGTCGTATCAGTCGATGCTGGTGCGGATGCGTGGAAATCTAACCTTGCCGCAAGTAATTCACAATACGGCAAAGCCGTGACTAGACTTCCAGTAGCCGAAGCGTCAGACCCTGTAGTGGACACCTTGATGGTGTATTTCTCGATAGCCATCAGGCACCCGCATAGTAAACAACTACTACATCAACTGAGTCGTCATCGTTAGCCTGGCTAACCGTAATTTTGATGTTGTCTGCTACGCAAACTTTGTCATATACCTCATTAGTACCGTCATATGTCACGTCAGCCGCAGACTCATCATCAATCTTATGGCGAGGATGAAACCAGCCATTTGAGTTGGCATTGGTCAGCGTCAGGATCGTAAGGGATGGGCCGTTATTCCCAGCCGTGGCAATTACCACATCGGTACTTGACGGGGGTGACCCGTTATAGGTCACCCCAATCGAGCAAATCTGACCGACGACTACATGGCTGGATGTATTATTGTTCGTGGACGACCCAGAGCCGCCAGTGGTCGCCCCGCTACTAATTGAAACCGAAGAATAACCGTACATCTAACCCTCCTAACTATCGATGGCGGGTAGGACATATCCAGAAGCCGTGTCAGTTGCCACGCCCAGGTTGTCGAACTGACGGACGCCATCGGCGTCAATCAGAATCTCCGAAGCGGTGTCAGCATGACCGATGCGGTTGTGGGCGATTATCCCGGTATTATCCGACGTGTCGCTATCAATCAAGAGATCGCCTGCGGTGTTCAGCCGGTAAATGTGGTTATAGCTAATCTCGCAGTCAGTGACATCCTTCCCTGTTGCCACCGATATGATGGCTTCAGAGTTAGCTGTCCCCATGCGGATGCTGTTATTGGTGAACACCAGACCAGCGATGTCGCCGCCGATGTCAATGACGCCGTTATTGCCCGTGTCGGGTGAAATCACCACGTTGTTCGTGAACTCCAGGCGGTCGCATTCATTATTGGTGGTCGTACCTTTAATCAGGTCAACGAAGTTCATGTTAACCGCTGTGTCAACGAAGCGACATTTGTTTACCACGAACCCAGCCGCACTGAGATCAAATACTTCTACGATGTCGGCGTAGTTCATACTGAAAATCATGTTGTGAATCTGGGTATCATCGGCAGTCACGTCGATGTCGGTAGTAGCGGCGGTATCTAGAGTGATCGTAGGACGGGAGTTACCAACGCCCATGCCAATGACCGTTACGCCAGCTACATCAAATGTTATAGCGGCGGCGGCTGAGATAGTTTCGCTATGGCCTGGAGCCACAAGAATCACATCACCATTGTTGGCGGTACATTTTCCGATTGCGCCGTCCAGCGTAGCCGCTGGCTGTTTGGGATTGGTCGCCGCATTGTCATCGTCTGCGGCATCTGCCCCACTGTCTACGTGGTAGACATCACCAGTGGTTAGTAATGGGCTTCCGATTCCGCCGAGTCCCTCAACTGGAACTCCACGGCTCTTTACACCTGAAGGGAAATTCGTAGGCATCGCCAGTTCCTCCTAATTTAAGGAACCAGCGGGGTCGTAAGCCCCGCCAGTCCTGCCTATTCAATTTTAGCTAGGGTTGTTCCCGTAAATCCAACGCCAGTCAGTCCAGCCGATGCCGTAACGCATATAGCCTCTGAACTTCGCGGTTAAACCGTCAAAATCTTCAGCTTCGGCGAACTCCGGGCGGATACGCCACTGCCAGATCAAATGCTGTTTCATCAGCGTGCTATCGATCAAGAACCAGGCATTACCGTCGGTAAGCCTGTCCCAAACAACGGGACGGAAACGACCAGAGAACATGTTGACATCAAACTGAGCCGAACCAGGCTCATAGATGGCACGCTCGCTAATCATTTGCGTAGCTGTCCGTTCCAATTCTGGCGGCACAAGCAACATATCAGGATTGACTCCCAGTAGCTGGCCTGCATCATCAGTAAAGTTTCTCATCGCCTGACGGGTCGTATCGAGGTTGTCTATCGTCAAGGCTAAAGTCGCTTCGTTGGCTTGGGTGTTATTCGTATCAGCAGGGCTATGAGGGTGAGCAGTACTCAGTAAGCCAACGCTATCCGAGCCAGCTACCGAAGCACCCATCCTGTTAGTGCCGCTGTCCGTAAACCCGTTGATGAAAATGTTTGCCGCATCAGTTTCGATCGTAGTGTTGAAACTGTCCGACATATTAGTTGCGCGCCGTCTGATCTGGTTGAATTGGTCGTCATCGTTCAACCGACGCTCGACTTGCATCCCCATCGCAAATTCATAATTCCTTATGTCAGTGCGATAGCCAGCATCAAAATCATGGTAGGGAACCGTACCGTCAAACGGCGGAACCAAACCTTGCGCTCCCATACCCTGGTAGGATTCTTCAGCGCGAGTAGAAGATTCCACACCGAAAAGCATCTCCATGATCGGCCTGGGGCGGGACATCCCTATATCGAATATCCGCTTAAGCCCAGGCTTCAATAAATCGGCAAAATTGCCAGATGTCAGAGGCATTTAGCCCTCCTATTGAACCTTGCTCAGATAATGAGTCGGAGCGGCAAATTGGATACGTGTCTCATCGGAAGATTGACGCTTCCTTTCTACAACTACAAACTCGGTGTTACTCGATGCGGCCACAGTCTGTGCGCCTGTTGCCCCAGATATATCCAGGGTGGCACCAGCGGCCCTGGCACTAGTGTCATTGGGGTCAGCATATACGGCGTCAGGATTGACGATCACTTTCACTACCGTAGTCGAATCCGTTCCCGCTACTATCCCCGGTTGCCCGTCCGTCGCATCGTTGGGGTTTTCAGGCCCAACAAAGATACCGGCGGCACCAGTGTCACCAGTTGCCATCAAGTCTACTTCCCCTGACTCCAGATTCAACATATCCCCACGAGTGAGGGTTTCTGAGTCTTTCATCACGAAAGTTAAGATCAGCGGACGCCCTCCGCTAATGTTATATCGCCATTCAAAACCATTTGCGGCCATGATTTCTCCTTACGGGTTCTATCCCCGGTTCAGATTAAAGTCCCAATGCATATTCTTCGTCACTCATCCCCATTAGCTTCGCCGCTTCCCGCTGGTCGTCGGTTAACCGCAGAGACGGTGCTAAATCGCCGCTCTGTGGATTGAGGTTCGGCGCACGGTTGGCAGGCGATCCCTTGAGGTACGGCTTATCTTCCACAAGTTGAGTAAGGGCTACTTCGACTCCTGTGACGCCTTCATCTTCGGTATACCGTACATTTGCGCGGTTAACCAATAACAATGCGGCGTCAGGATCGATGATCCCCATCTGGGAAGCACGCACTTTAACTTCAGAAGCAATCATGGCTGAAGCTATTTGTTCTGTCGCAGATGCGACTTTGCGTTCCGCTTCTACTGCCCTTGCTTCTAATTTCTCTTGCTCTGTTAATTGCGCTTGCTCCAGTTCGTCTGCTTTAGCCGCTCTATCTTTAAGCTGGTTGTAATCAGAGAATTGATTACGGATTTCCCGTCTAGTCTGAGCCTGTATCCGATTTACATCTTCCTGGCTGAAGGTGCGATCTTGGCTCGTACTTTCAGGTGCCGACGTTTCCGCCGGAGGCGATTGAACGACTTCCTCTCCCTGTGGCTCCGCGTTTTCAGTGACCATAATCCTCCCCCTACTTATACCCGCTGGGTAGCGGTAATCGAGTATCTTACGCTCGACCTTTATTTCTTATTGGGTTTGAGCCGTTTATCTTTCGGTGGCCCAGTCTTAACCCTGCCTTTTGATTTACCGTTATACTTGCTCTTTGGCATGGTTACCCCGTTTACATAAAGTTTTTTTATCTTACACTACGGATCGCTACAATCTCTAGTGTATCCACAGTTTAAACATCTAACTTTACAAGATTGATCATGAGTCTCTCCTCCACATAAGATACATTTCTGTGGAGGATCGATCGCTTTACCTTGTGTGCGACGGCGCAAGTTTGGCGGCATCGGCTGGTTCAAGTGGTTCATCATCTCCCATATGGTTCTGTTCTAAACCACAATTAAGGCATTGGCGTAATACCAAGCCTGCAGTCACATAATTAACCCGTTCCGCAGGCCATAGCGGTGCAAGAACTAATTCTTCATCCTCGCATCGGTAACATTCCATAGGTTACGGACTGGGATCAGCTTGGGGTTCTTCAACTGCTACCACTTCTTCAGAAGCGCGGCGGCGGCGAGGAGGTTCTTCCGGTGCGATGACTTCAGCCGCTTCATCGTTAAAAGCCGCAGAGCAACTAGCGCAACGTACCAAATCCCCTGTCAGCACCGAACTCGTATCACAAAACGGACACCAAACAACGCCACGACGGTTACGGATAACTGCACGGACTTCGCCATTCAATTCTGCTTGCATCTTTATACTCCCAAGGCTTTAACAGATTTTACAGTTGCGCTTTTACCCCAGACTGGATCGGACTTAACAGTAACCAAGTCTGGTAAGTCTATCTTGCCTTTTTTATACGCATCGAACCGCCTGGCTCCCATCATCTTGGATTGGCGTGCAGGGCTTTGTTTAGCAAACCAATCTCGTGCTGTCGGTAAAGGCGTGGCATCAGGCACGTCCAAGCCTAAATCTTTGTAATCGATCGTCTCAGGGAGCATCGCGCATCGACAATTAGGATGGGAATCCAGGGGTTCATTTAATTCGTACAGTGTACCATCCAACGCAATACACGCCATGCAAGTGCGATCATCTTGTGCCGCCTGGCGTCTATATCCTTTTACGATGTCACTGTTCGCCGCGTAGTTCAAGCGCGTGGCTTCGCGGTGCGCTCGAAGCGTCTCTGTACGGCTAATAGTAAGAGCGCGGGATAAATCCATCCCCGCTACCCGGCGTATCTTATCAGCGGTAGCGCGCGGCCCTTCCCCGATCGCTATCCCTGCCCGTATCGTCGCTTTAATATCAGCAGACGCTTTCGGCCCCAACTCACTCAACAGGTTACCGATAGGCGCGCCGTCACCACTTACACCGACGAATGCTTCAAACGCTTCTTCTGGCAAACGGTTCCAACTAATCCCGACATTCGCAAGATTATCCAACGTGATGCCTGCCGGTAATCCCGCGTTGGCAGTCAATGGTGCGCCTCTGATAGACAATCCCACAGCCGCCCTTTGGCTTTCAGTGATGATCCCTCCAGCCGCTCGACTAAACCGAACAGTCGAAGAAAGGAACTGTGATTCAAGTGCACGGTATCTTTCCAGTCGCATCACTTGCCACGGTTTTAGTTCCTGGCGTTTTGCCAGGTTCAATAAGCGCAAAGTATCCCGCTGTAAGCGAGCATAGACAGTGGCGTATTCCTCGATCAAACGAGCCGCAGTCGCCGCATCTAACGCGATCACTTGCTTCGCCATCTGTTCGACGGCGCGCTGTACTTCTGGTGGTGGCATTATTTCGGCATCTTTATTGGGCGAATTTTGTTGGCATGGTAATCACACTTTGTACATCCTCGCGGTATAGACGTTTGGGTCTTACCGTAACCCCACCACGTTCCGGAAGCACGCTCCATGCCATCCTCATCTAATCGTGAATGGTATATATGATCACTTCGAAAGGCTTCCTTTGTCTCCCATCCAGCTATACGAAAGACAGGATGCTCATCCTTTAAGAACCCGTGATATTCCTTGCAAACTGGCACCACAAGCATCGCAATATCTGCTTTGAAATTCATCAGATTGGTAAAGATTAAATCACCCGAAGGGAAGCTAATGAATTTAACATCTACCGAATGTCCATTCAGATTGTGAAAATCGATCCCATCATCTCCTCCAGTTAAGTGATCGAGATTAACCTGAATGTCTTCCTGAAGTATGTCTGAATAATATTGTGCGACGACAAACTCTCCTATTAACCCGTTCATTTCTGTTATCAATGGACTGTTACGAATATCTACTCTTTTAGTATTCTCAGCTATATTTCGCTTGTAGGTCTGACGCCTGCGAGCATGATCCTCTACTTCTGAGATTGAAATGTTTAATTGAACTATCGGCCCACGCCAGACATAACCTTCGTGGGTATTCATATAAGAATTAACGCCATAATCAGGCAAAGTTAATTGCGTCATGGGCTTCTAGAGCCTCTACTCTTATCAGATTGTTCCGGCCTGAAAGTTCCTTAATATCTCCGCACCGATATTAGTCTCTGATGCGCGTTCTTGCGTCCCGTCCTCATCCATCTGATCTATCTGTTCTTGTGTATATCCCATCTCTCTCCATATCTGGTGTTTAGTGATACCCAACTCCACCTTTGATTTCAGGCTCTCCATATGCGCTTGCTCGTTCCGCGTTTCGGGATCGTCCCACGTTGTTTGAATAGCACCTTCTTCCATATCAGGTAACGAAGTCCCGAAAGCCGCCTGTACTCGCA